AGAGATGTAGATGGTACATTTAATCAATTGGGTCCAATTTCTAGATCACAAGGTAAACCTTGTTTTTCTATGGATCTAAGCTCTGCCACTGATAGATTACCAATGAGCATCCAGAAGCCCCTTATTAAACAGATATTTAATCTGTCTGATAACCAGGCCAATGCATGATCTTCATTGCTAATCGAAAGACCCTATAAAGTTCCTAACACTATAAATACAATTGTATATTATACTGTTGGACAACCTATGGGGGCTTTATCAAGCTGAGCTATGCTAGCTATGACCCATCATCTTATCGTACAATACGCAGCTTTTCAGATCTATAAAGATCAGATGGGATATTTCTCGAATTACGCTGTATTAGGAGATGATATTGTTATTTTTGATACAAAAGTAGCAAAAAGATATCATTCTGTAATTCTTTCATTAGGTGTTGAATGTAATTTAGCAAAATCTATTTCATCTCCATCTGGAGATGCATTAGAATTTGCAAAAAGAACATTTTACAAAGGGGAAAATGTATCCCCTAGCCCTTTAAAAGAATACTTTATGTCTCTAAACAGTGTAATTGCCTTTGTAGAATATGTGAAAAAATATTCACTTACTCTTCCACAGGCTTTACGAGTTGCAGGCTTCGGATATAAAGTAATATCCGGATATCAGAAACCTTTCCATAAGCTAAATATCAAAGTTAGATATTTAATCTTATTATTAGGTTTAACTGATACTACTTTCAGAAAATCACTTGGTCAATCATTAAAACGAGGTCACAACTTATTTCTAGTTGGTTTTTCCACGTTTTTAATTGATTACTGTGATGAATTGAGTCAAAGAATTAAGAGATTAGAAAACATATCTAAAACTTATAATCTTGACTCTTTCATCAGTCAACCAAAATGATTTATCAAAGAATGAATCGATCATTTAAATGTTTCAACATTTAAAGCGATTCCTTTCTCTTGATTTGGAAATCCTCTTAAGAAATTAGGTAAAACCTGATTTCTTACAGCGAATGCTCCAATCTGAATTATCAGGGAACTAAATTATCAAATGGTTTATAAAATCCTTTTGATAACTTCTAGAGTTAAATCTAGTATTCCCGATATTGTAGATACTGCAAAATCAATTCATTTAGATACTGCTATGGGTCACACTGACCCTAACGGTAAAAAACTAAATAAATTGATTTTATCCCTATTCGATCTTTTACATTTAGAGGCGGATCTTGCTCAACGGTCATTAACTGACCTTTGTTTAAGACCATCTCTAAGAGTATCGAAAAGACCAGGGGAACCTAAATTATTTAGGATCCATACTGGTCTATCGAAAATCCTGAAAAGCTTAGGAAAGACTATTCATAGTCTTTACTAGCTGCGAGATCGTAGGAGTCGGTCCAGACGTCCCGGGTATTCTTCATTGAAGAAATGCCCCAGAACTGTATCTGAACAGTCCTTTCATATCAAATTGATTTGACGAAAGTCGAGTCGGCTAGATATGAAATATTGCGGAAGCTTA